GTAGCGCTTACTGGGATTGCTGCTACGGCTTCTGTAACGGATGCTACCGTTGAAGTAATTGTTTGAACAACTGCTGTTGCTGTCTCTACCGCTGTGGATACATTAGATACTTCCGCCACTGCGGTGGTTGCTGCAGTCACAGCCGTTGTTGCCTCAGTTACTGCCGTATTAGATGTTGTTACTGCCTGTACAGCTGTTGCTGTTGTGACAGTGGCCGTATCTGATGCTGCTATGGCCTGTGCAACTTCTGTAGTTGCAGTTGCAATGGCTGTATTTACTGCTTGCTGTGCAGGGCTTACAACAACCTGCTCTGAAGGCGCTGGAGGCTCATCGGCATTAGCAAGGTTAGGACTAAAAAGAAAAAGCCAGCCCACAATAAAGAGGCTGGTTAAAAAGTACTTTAACTTTCTAGTCAACTAGGTATCTCCTAAGTAATGCAATACTTTTGCTTACTTAGATATTATAGCAGAATGTTAGTTTAAATTACTTAACATTATCTGTTTTATAAAACCCGTTACCTTTAAACTGTATACCAAATGAGCCGTAATGTCTTTGTAATCTTTTACCACATTCGTTACATAGATAACTGGGTTCGATAGAAGTTATAGATCTTTCTTTTGCAACAATGATTTCTGGTGAACATTCACACCTGTATTCGTATATAGGCATTACTTACCGCTATTTTTTCTCTTTTCAGCTAAAGCCGAGAAGTCTTTGACTTTAGTTTCCCCCATGTATCCCCACGCATATCCATCTTCAATCATCTGCTCATTAAGAGACTTTGTGTCTCCATTAACATAAACCCATCCAAGTATTCTGCCATACTTTTCCGAGCTATCTGGCTTTTCTGTTTTTACAACAATGTCTTTAGAATCTTTTAGCTTAGACTTAAGATACTCTTTTGACTCTAACCCTAATGTTTTTTCAAACTTATCTGTTGTTCTAGATTCTGGTGTATCAATACCAGCCAATCTTAATCTTTGAGAGTATGATATGCTGAACCCAAGATCGATGTCAACGTCAATTGTATCTCCGTCTACTACTTTTAGTACTTGCTTAACTCTGTATTCAAACATATCTCTCCCTTAATTTAAATGAGCAGTTTTTTACAGTCATACTCAGGACTATACCAGTTATTTAAAGTCGCTGTCTCCCCCGACTATCCTGGGCAGCGATGCCCAAATCTGCGACTCCCCAGTGACGGGGTGCAGATATCTATTATACTATTTATTTGATCTTGATAGTCTTTGGCTTCTTGTCTTCAGGAACCAGCCTAATAATATTAATATTAAGCATTCCGTCCTTAAGAGATGAACTGGATACTTCCATGTACTCTCCTAGAGCAAAAGACCTTGTGAATTTACGTGCAGCGATTCCTTTATGCAAAACTTCTGCGTCGGTGATCTCGGTAATTTCTCCAGAAATAACCAATGTTCCGTTATCTACAGATAGACTAATGTCTTCTTTTGTGAATCCTGCAACCGCAAGAGATACCTGATATGTATCTTCGTCTAGCTTTAGTACATCGTATGGTGGATATGATTGGCGTGATGCAGCATTGTGCACGTTAGCCATTCTTTCAATTTCACGATTAAAGCCAATAAAAAAGGGATCCTTGAAAAGATCCCATGTATATGTTGTTACCATATTATTCCTCCTTCAAGCGAATAAGTTAATTTATAGGACCCCTAATGGGCATCCTAATATAATTATATCATAATTTTTAATCGTTTGGAATATCCCTAAATGTAGTAGGGTCTATTTCTATCATGCCCATTTCTTTAGCCAACTTTTGTCCTTCTGGACTCAAATGTATTGTTGCCTGCAAATCTTCATCGTACTCAATTTCTGCAAGTCCCGCCTCATATAAATTCATTAAGGATTTATCAACATAATCAATATGGGACTGCCATAGCTCAGGAGCATACTCCTTAGCCATTTCTTGATCAATAGAATAAATAAGTTCGCCATTTTCATCCATACCCTCTAGATTAACAACTCCTATTTCTAGATAGTACGCAAGAACTTCGTCATCGTTTTTGTCTTCAAGACTCATTTACGGTTCCATCTTCATTCTTATCTATAGTTGTTTCTACTAATTGCTGGACATATTCAGAAAAATGTTTTCTGACACTACCCATTGGCCTAGACCCAGAAGATTTCCATATTCTCTTATACTCTACAACATTAGAAAAGGTTGTAGGGCATAGCGGGGTGCCGTTATATTCTTTTAAAACTGTAGGAAGTGGCACATGCTTTCCACAACACTTACACTCTTTTGCTCTCTCTTGATATATACTCATACTATTTCCATTCCGTCTAATACATCTGATAAGTTTTTAGGCATCCTCGGTGGTCTTATCATGTTCATTACTACTTCATCTTCTTCTTTTTCTCTATCCCACTTCAAGGAGCTATAGGTATGTATATCTATCTCTTCATTGTTTTGTGGCCTGCTTCTACTAATTGCGTTGTAAACAGAACCGCAAACAGCATCAGCCAAGTCTTTAGAACCTTTTCTTGGGTGGTCAACCTTATCTCTCATAATTTTTAATTGAAGCAATTCGTCTATAAGCAATTTAATTGCTGGTCCGCTTAACCTGTCTTCTGCAACAACCATGGCCATATCATCGTAATGCTTCTTTGCAACCGACAATGTTTCTGTGTGAATGCCGTATTGTTTTAATTGCTGCATCATGTCGTGTGAATTCCATCGGTCAAACGTACAGACACGAATCTTAAACCCTTTTGTCCTAAGAGACAGAATGTAGTCTTTAACTTCTGTAAAGTCCACAGACTTGTCTGGCGTAGGAGTCCAGTATCTAACAACATCTACTTCAACAATAGGGGCTGGCTGAGAATATGTATCAGTTACTTTTACATTTACCCACTTCTGTACATGAGCCATAGAAACAGCGCAATGGTCATGCTTTTGTGCAAGGTCAACGTGTAAGAAGTATTCCTTGTCTGGATCTGGTGCAAACCAGGTTTCAAATCTTCCAAAGTCATCTACGGCTAATGCCATATTACTAAATGCTTTTTCAATTTTTTCACGGGACTTAAAAAATGCATCAATTGCTTCTGATGGCATGCAGGCAAATCTTCCTAGGGCATCTGGAGCATTCTTATAGAAAGCAACTTTAAAGTCATCTATGCTTCTTGTTGGATTAATTTCCCATGTGGGTCTACGCAGGGCGTACATTCTAGGATACTTGTAGGAGATAATGTGATCCTCTTCCCACTCTATATCAAACTCATTGCCTTCTGTTCCGTCTGGAAGCAGATCGTCTAGCTTAAAGTGATGAGTTCTAGTTATAACTTCTTTTTCCGCCACAACGTCATCATATCTTTGCTGTATGTAATCGTTCTTATATCTAGGGAATGATAGAAGAATAACCTTTCCATAGTCTGGAAAACGTGAGTCTACAGAGGCACGATACATCTCATAGATAAGACTTCCAGTCTTTGCTTGCTCATGACCAGTGGTATTTTCTACGCTAAAGCCAGAAATTTCGTCAAGGATAACAACGATTACGTTATACCCTTCCCATGCTTCACGCTCTGAGTGACCTGAGTGAACTGTAATGTTTTTATTAAATTTAATTTCAGAAGCTTTTTCTGTGTACTTTCCAACAAACCAAGGAGACTTATCGATGCGTGTTCTAAACCCTTTAAAGAATACGTTGTTTGCCTGCTGTGCGTTAATAGCAATATTGATAATATCAATTGAGTCTCCAGGAGGCTTTCCATAATACGATGCTGGATCTTTAAGACACAATAGTAAATATACTATATAGGCAACCGATATGGTTGAGCAGTAATCTTTTCCAGATCCTTTACCTAGCTGAGCAACGACCTCATTGGCTGTTTGCTTAAACATTCTAACGCCTTCTTCTTCGCCAAACAATTTTACAAGAGTGGACTCTTTATAAATTTGCGAACTCTTTTCAATAAGGGTATATTGATATTCAGATAGTGGTGGAAGGCCTAAATATTCTGGGCTTTGGACAAATGTTCTTAGATCTACTGGGCGTTCATCAAACTCTTCGCCGTCCAGCATATCAATTAAATCATTAAAATTAAGATCCACTAACTTCCTCTATAATCTCTATAGGCTCTACCACTCCAGTAATTTGTGATAAGCGCTTTGCAACATCCATCTTGCATTTAGGACATGAGGCTGTAACTTCTTTTAATATTTTAACTAGGATATCTTGCTTGCGTTCTGTCTCTGCAATTTGATTTGCTAACTCAGCATTATCTAGCAAGCCTACTTCTTGAAGCATTCCAATTCTTTTACCTTCGATATCGGCAATAAGCTTTAGTGCTCCTGATTTAACATTTAGTTGTCCCGCCTGATCTGCATCTTCAACGGTTTTCCACGCTTCTTTAATAAGCATTGCATAGTGTTGGTCTGCTCCAGAGATAGCCTCTTTAGCCCTTTCACGGGCCGCTGTGTCGTTGTGAACGACGCTCTTCCACTCACCTATCAACTCGACCACTTCGGCTCTCTTAAAGCCTGTTACGGTGGCAATTTGGGTTGGGTTGTTTCCCTTAAGCAGTTCTGAGACTACTACGTTCATGCGATCAAAGTGATCGGCTAATTCAATTTCGGACATATATTAGAGTATACTCTTAGTCGACTAAAAAATCAACTAGATTTAGCTATTTTATATAGAACTAAATACCCTATAAGGTCATCTATATCGTTATCTCCAGCAAATCCTTGGTTATTCTTTACTCTATTTAGTTTATCATCTATACGAACTTTTAATTGTTCTGCTGAATCCGCCGTCGAAAATATTCTTGCTGGCTCAAGGGCAGAGTTGCCATAGGATATATTTTTTTCAATAAGCATGTGAGCAATTTCATGGCAAGTTCCCCAAATCTTATTACCTGCTGGTGCACCAACAGATCTTAAATACAAGTCACTGCAATTAAAGTTTGTTACATCTTCAAATACTGGCTTTAACATTATGCATCCATTTCTTTATATAACTGTTTCAGTCCTCTTAGTGTACCGATATCCATATATCGTCCGCCTGGTCTTACCGCCCTAATATTAGAACTTTCTTCAATCCATTCTTTTATTTGTTTTCCTGGATGGTCTAGCTTAGGATCTATGTATCTTATCATATTCTTTCTAAATAGCATAGTCCCCCACATATCTGGATAATTACAGTCGTCTACCTTATCTTCTGAACCAAGTACTTTACCATTTGATACTAACACTTGACCAACACGACCTTTTAAATCTTCTCCGCATTCCCATACTCCAAGAACTAAATCCGCTGTTGTTTCTTTTAACATTTCTTTGTATATATTTGTTGGAGCATTTAAAATATAAGTGTCTGGCATTCCTACAAAAACTGTATCGTTGTAGTCACCGACCATAAATTTAATTGCGTCTGACATGGTAGATGGCTCACGAACAATTAGTTTAATATTCATATCCATATTTTGAACAATAGGAACCCATTCGGGTCTTGTTGCTACACGAACCTCATCGCACACCTCAAGCATCTGCTCAACGTGCCATTGAAGTAATGATCTCTCGTCAGAAATCGGTAAACAAAATTTTGGTATTCCGCCAATTCTAGATGCTTTACCAGACGCTGGCAACACTCCTATAGTGTTCATTCCTTTTCCCATTCATGAGGATTAAATCCATTAGGATAAGATTCATTTACACGAGGATCTTTTTTCCAAGCAATCCATCCAGCTTCTCTATCGTCTCCCCAATAAAGATGAACTACATCTTTATCTAGCAAGCGTCTTGCCTCTTCTCCGTGCAATATCTTTACTTTATTTTCTTTTAAGAAAGCCATCTCCATTAGCTCTGGAGCCCATTCGTTAATATGCTTTGCATAAGGCTCA